CCCTCTTGCCCTAGAGGTTTTAACTAGGGTATTTTTTCCAATGTTTTATTAAAAATATTGGCCCACATCGGGAGATGCGTTTCTGATTTCTAAATCACTGATGGAGATTGAAAGCCATCCGGGGGGACTTTATTTCCCCCCACCCGCGCTTCATTTCGCGCCGTGTCGTTAACCACACGTAATATTGGTTGACTGTCTTTGCGGCATAACGCAAGTGTGCCATATACCGCACATGATTGGTATATCGCTCTCATTGCGATAATTGAGCGTGTTATACACCACACGTAATACATGGTGTATTGATGGATGTATATCATCTCGTCTCTGGGGGGGACGTTAAATCCTCCAACTTAGCCTGTACGGTTAGCAACATGATCAGTTACCCAAATTCTGAATCAGAGGACTGTTGCGCACGCGTTTCTAACGCATCCCGGCTTGTTTTTTCTCTTGAATTTTTGCCTTTTGTTTTGTCTTTGCTTTATTCTTTTGATTGCCTTTTCTTTTTTGGTATGTTTTTGTCTTTTGACTGCTTGCCTCATTTGAATGTGTTTTTGCGTTCTTTTTTGACTTCTTCTTTTGTGCATGATGTTTCTTGTTTTTTCTCTGATCGGTCGCTTTGTCATTGTCGTTTTCTTCGTCGTCATCGATCATATTATATACGTATCCTTTCCGTTCTTTGGTTTGCTTTTGCTTCTGCTTCATTTTACTTTTTACCTTTCACTTGTGACCCTGGGTCTGTTTACGAGCCCCGCATTTTGTCGAGTTTTGGATGTGGCATTTTCCTTTTGGAAGTTGTTATATCTATTCTCTTTGTTTTGTGGTGTTTTAATCCCTGTAGAGCAGTGTCGCAAAGTGGTGGTTTCATTTCTGATTTGCCAGGCGTTGATAGGGAATGCTTCTTTCTCATTGAGGGTGTTGCTCTTCTCGTTTATCAGTTGGCCAGGTCTCGAACCCATGCTGATCGTGCTGCTGCTATTGCGGTTTTTGCGCGTTCATTTATGGACGAGAGTTTGACCCAAGAAGCAGTTAAATTGTGGAAAGGTATCCGTTTTGAGAGGAGCGAAGCCTTGTCAGATTCAACTGATCATGTTTTACAACGTCTCCGTGCTTTCAGGAATTCTGCTGGCTGTGATAAACTTCAACGTTTTCTTCTCTTCATCATTTCACATGGATTCTTTCATAAGGCCGGCATCACCCTGGATTCTTTGGGTTATAGTCGTCTTGAGGCTGCCGCCGTTCGCAAGCGGCATTCATCACGGCTTGACTTTCTTGAATC